CTTTAATTTATGATGGTCGATTAGGCGACGATGTTGCCGCCAGTGATGAGTTCGATCTGGACGATCTGACCATCAACGCCCGCTTCTTTGGCATAGCCCATAACGACATCACCGGAAGCGGCGGCAAGTGCGGTGCCATCCGCACCAGCTTGGACAGCAGCACCAGCAGCAATCGTGCCGCCAGCTTCAACCATCACGGAACCGGAACGAACTACGGTCACAGCAGCACCAGCAGCACCGCCAACGATGCAGACGCCGTAGCACTGCTCCCCAGCCGAGTTTGCGAGGTCAACGAAGCCGTCGGACTCAAGAGTAACGAATTTGAATTGTGCCGACGAGAGATCAACGCCAGCGATTTCCGTGCGAGTGTCACGGGATTGCATAACAGCCATAATTATTCCCCTTTATAGGATTTGGTGATAAGAGCTTTGCCTTCGTCGGTCTTTGCCACAGCGGCATAAGCCTTAGCGTATTCACTCTTCTTCAGGTTATTGGTTTCCATGTGGGCTTTCACGAGTGCATCCAGCTTATCGCTTGCAGTCGCAAACTCACCATCCACATCAGATTTCCCAAATTCTTGCATCGCAGCACCAGTTGCAGCGTCCGCTGCCTTAAGTGCTGCCATAATTGCTTCGTCGTCAGCGAAATTCTTCACGAGAGACTTAGCTACATTAACATCAAAGTGCGGGAGGGCTTCCGAGGCACGTTTAGTCAATTCAATATCAGCCTTTTCGAGCTTTGCAGCTTCGAGGGCTTTCAGGACAGGGGCGGGAATGTCACTCTTGTTGACCATCTCACCCTCAACTTCGATCATCTCGACTTCTGCTTTCTTTTCGATAGCGTCTGCCTTAATAACAAAACCATTTTCAATGAGACCCTTGCGGAGTTGCTCATTCTCTGCTTTCATCTTTTCAACGTCAGCTTTAAGAGCTTCTACGTCGATCTGTTCAGCTTCAGTTTCTTCTTCGGCCTTTTCGATTTCAGCCTCAGCTTCTACTTCTTCCTGAGTCTTTTCAACTTCAGCTTCGTCGGTGATCTGTTCAGACTTCTCCATGTCAGCACCACAGGCTTTCATAGCTTCACCTTCGGACACACCGTTTTCTTCCATGTAAGCCTTGACTTTGGCTTTCATTTCATCTGTCATTTTGGTTACTTCCTCGTCGGAGTTATCACGCTTGAACAAGGAGACCATAGCTTGTGCGTTAGCAGGACGATCTACCAAGGACAGCTCATCCAGTTCAAGTTGTTTCAAAAGGTTAGGCACTGTAGTCCTCCTTGATTGCACGACCCCCAATGGAGAAGGCCGCAAGTTCGCCAGACTTAACCATATTCCAGACAGCATCGTCATATACTTTGTATGCGACAATCCATCCTTCACGGTCAGACTGAATACCAAGAGCATCACCAATCTCTTTAGTGATCGGCATGGAGTGAACAATCACACCAGTTTGCTCCCCTACGTGCATGGTTTTACCCACACGAACGTGTTCCATAAAGTTATTGACTGCCTTAACAAGAGTCTCAGGCATGATAACGTCACCCTGACGGTCAATAACGGGTTCACCCTTTTCGGTAACAACAGAAGCCCAGCCATATACCATACGCTGTTCGTCGTCTGCCTTAAGGATTTTACCTTCAAGTTTTGTCATTTCACTCACCGAAGTATCTGCTTCCCACATACGGCACGACCAATAACGTGCAGAGGTCTTGTCGGTAGCTGTGTCACAAGAATGTCGGGAACGGAAATTAGCACGAGCCTTCGGGTCATCTCGACGGATTTCCATGTTAGGATCACCGAAAGTTACTCGTTTTACCTTGTCACCATCCTGAACAAAGACTTCAAACTTCTTATTACCACCTTGGATGCGACGAGGCTTATTCAGAGTAACTTTCTCACCCTGATACTCTGCCTTCTGTACATCTTCCTTGAGTATCTCTGCTACAATAGCTCTGAGAGCCTCTAGGCGGTCCACTGAGGGGCCATCTTCTTCTTCCTCTGGTTCCCCTAGCGGAAGACCTGCTTGCTGCCTATAGAAGTCCATATAGGCTTCCTCCGAGGCTGCTGGCATATAGACGGCTTGTTCCTCATAATCGGTAACATGGATTTCACCAGCAAGGCCGAGGTCCATACTACGAGCACGAGCTTCTTCCGCAGTAGTGAATACATCATTAGCGTATTGTGCTTTCTTGATAGCACTCCAAGCAGCGGCCATTGCCCTACCCTCATCTTTTGTGTCGTTATACACGGAATTAAAGACTTCCATGAATTGCTTCTTCTTTCCCGCAGGGACACTAGAAGGCACTTCTTTTGCGGAGGAATAAGGCATTGTTAGAGAACCTTTGCTAAATAGCCCTTAAAGACTGTAAAGACGACCACGTTATTGCTTGCAGTTTCCACCCTAACTCGGACATCACAGTTCCTTGGGATGATGACCGCAGGGTCTAAATCAATCTCCCAAGGGCTTCCAGAAGAAGCACTGACTGCCGCAACTTGACGGAACACTTTTCCAGCTTCTTTGATCTCAAGATAAAAGTCGGCAGCACCAGATTGCTTAACACTAACCGAACCAAACCCACCAGTCAGGATATAGTAATCCGTATCACTGAAAGTTGTCGCCGCTTTAAAGGCTTGCTGGAGACCTTGTTCAATGTCGATGTGTATCTTAGTGGCGTCATTAGGGACACCAGCAGTAATTGCTGTATTCTCGTAGACGCAAACACGACCAATAAGGCTAGTTCCATTATTGTTGTAGGCTTGGGATACACGAGCGAGTGGTGTTGTGAGAGCCACTCGGTTCTGACCATTGAGGGTCACGACCTGAGTTACGAAAGTAAACTTTTGGTTTACACCTACCCCAGAAACTGTATGACCTTCTATGTAGACCTCTTGTTGGTCTAGTGCGGAGGAAGAAGAGATGCTATTAATTAAGTTGTCATTAACGTAGGTCTCATTTCCACCCACTGTCCAAACAGTTTGAAGATCGGAGGTCGTTAAAGAGGCAGACTTACCAAACTTAATCAGGGATTTTGCTTTACGGTCAATAGATACCTTCTGTCCGAAGGTTCTCTCTATCTCACGTTCTGCTTGAACAAGTCGCCCATCAGGAACTTCGTAATTTCGTCTAGGCCATCCACCAAACATTTGCTCAATTTCCCTGATTTCTTGTTGTAAAATGTAGTTGGGGTCGTCGGCTGTCCCAAGATGGGGGAGGCCAGTGGTAATCGAAGTCCCAGAAAGATTGTGGCTTTGTGTTAGAGAAGTAGTCTGTAGGGTAGGAGAGCCGGAATAGAACGCATCGGCATGAATATAATTATCATTGACGATAGTCTCATTGGCTTCAGTTAGAAGCAGACTAGTATCTTCTTGGAGAATTCTGCTGCTCATCCCTATGCCCCTTTATGCAGGGTCAGGGATACCGATAGTAAACGACCCGAGAGAGAAGGTATTACCGGAAGTGACCACTTGACTTGTCGTCAGGGAACCTGTTGCCAGAAGGCGGCTATTTGCCGTATCTACAATCGCATAATGAGTTGCAGTTCCACTACCAGTTACGGTCCCGTCCGAAATAGCTGAAACTGTAACCTCCCGTCCACCACCAGTTCTGTCGGCAGGGGCACCAATGCTCAGGCTTGTGGAGTTACCGAGAGCATAAGTGCTATTGGCCCCAGTGTAGTCTGCCGCTTCTTGGCTAGTAATCAGGATTTTGTTGGCTTCTGTGTCTAGAATGGTAAGGCCATTATCGAATAAACGGTTATTAAGCGTTGCCATCTTGCTCACCTACTACTTGATTACCAACTTTAGGGTCATAATTGAGTTCAGCAATATCCATGAGGTCTTGGATAACCTCTGGGTGAGACGACACATCAATATTCGCACCATTAAGGTTACGGAGGAATGCTGCAATCTCACGAAGATCGTGTGGAGCAACGTCACCAGCCTCAATCTTGGGCATAACGGCATAATCAAGACCGTTTAGTTCCCAGAGGCGTTCAACCAGTTGCTTATTAAGGACATCTACGATTGCTTGGATGTAAGACTCAAGAGCACGGAGGAAGAGGTCTGTCTTCGACTTTGAAAGGGCATAAGAGCCACCCTGAGAGCCAAGTAGCAAAAACTCAGAGAGGACACTACGAGCAATATCGTGCTGGTAACGACGAACAATAGGGTCAATATCAATATTACGCTTACCATTGGAGGCCATCAACTCAATATCAACAAGACGAATGTTCGTAGGGGAACCATCTTTGTCAAGGTAGGTGTCCGAAGGGGTGATAATATAACCCTGTTCGTTGAATTTCACATCCCGAAGAACCTGCTTAAGACCCGACAAAAACTGCACTTGAGCAGGGGTAGCATCAGCAGATAGGTATTCAGCAGGGATACGAGCAACAGGAATACCAGCCAACTCACGTTCAACAGCGATAGCCTCAATAGCCTGAAGGTTGTTCAGGTATTCATAAGAGGTGTATGCGTTACGGAGGATGGAACGACCAGAAGGGTCCCCATTCAGGCTCGTAGTCCGATAGTAGAGGGACTTATTTGTAGGGATGTAGTTACGACCACCAATAAACCCTACAGCTTGCTCAATACCGTTCACATCACCAGTCTTTTGGTCTACATCGAACTTGTTGAGGGTCCAAGGAGCACGAGAGGCAATCTTACGGACACCAATACGACCATCAGAATACTTGGAATGCTTCTTGTCAGACCGTTCAGTGGGGCCAACACGACGCTTGTAGATCACCTCAAACCAAGCAAACCCATACGACAGAAACGACAGGGCTTCAGCAATATGGTCGTCAAGGGTGTGGTCCATGTCATGCAGGACTTCCTCAATAAACTGTGCTTCTCTTTTTGCCGCTTCACTGTCGTTAGCAGGTTTGACTTTCAGGTCAACATCCCGAAGGATTTGTTCAACAGCATACATAACAGCACCGATAGTGCTATCATTGTCCCGCATCTCACGATACTTACGGATGGCCTTACGGCCACGAAGCTCCGGTAGAAATTCGTCAGCACGGATTTGCCCATTATGGGTATTATCACCAGCGATACCAAGAGTAGCCTTGGCTTCCGTTTCAGACAGTTTCCTAACCATTGCTCAAAGTCCATTTATTATTATCGTGAAAGACCCTTTGAGGAGGAGTAAGCAAGGGTCAATTGGGGTTTAGCGTATCCGTTAAGACTTAGGTCTGTGAGTGCCCACACCATTGCGTCTAGGCGGTCAGGAGAGCCAATCGACCCTAGTGGCTCCCACGTTCTCATTTGTGTCTCAAGGTCATCCAATTTAGCCCCATCAGGGGGGTTGGAGACGTGTTTAACTAGTTTGCGTTCATATAGTGCTGAGATAGGTTCTGCTCGTGCATACTTGCCACGAGAGGCCCTAACCATCTTAACTGGGACAGTTTCATCTTCACCATGAAGAGTTGTCCGAACCATATCCCCGCCTTGGTTAACTTCAGCAACGATACGATCTGCTTGATATTGATGGTAGAGGGAAATAGCTTTGGAAGCCCAACCTTGTGGTGACAGCTTCTCTGTGTAGTCGCCAAGAATGTAGCAGATACCGTTCACATCAATCCCAGCCACGACAATACCAGTCATGTCACTTTCTTTGTTTGCGGTAACAGCAGGGTCAATAGCAACTACAATACGGGTAAGGTCAGGGACATCTTCATACTTGATCTCAGCAGCCTCTAGCATGTCAGTGTTCCAGAGGGCACCTTCTGCTTCCTCTAAGACTTCTGCGTAGAGTTCTTGCCTACCGAGTCTAGTCCCCTCATACTGGGCTTTGACAGCCTCAAGGTAAGTCCCGGCAAGGTTAGCAGCATTATCGAAAGTAGAACCACCAGTGACATAGGTCTTACCATCCTTCATTAACTTACGAACCAGCTTCGTAGGCTTAGGAGTAGTAGTAACGACAATACGAGGATGTTTACCAAGACGCATACAGAATTGAAGCATGTCCCAAGTGTCAATATCCTTGTTCCAAGCAGCAAGTTCATCGCACCAAGCAATCTCGAACTGAGGGCCACGAAGACGTTCAGGTTCCTCTGCGGAGAAGAATTGGACAGTAGCTCCATTCTCCCAAGTGAGCGTCCGCTTCGTAGGAGACCATTCAGGGAAACCCATCTTTTGACCTTTATAGGTCTTGTCACCCTTCCAGCAGACAGAAAGGAAACCTGACTCACCTTTTACCATAACTCGTTCAATATCCGAGTTGGTAGCAGCGACAGCAGCTATCCTCTTCTTACCCTTCTTTACTTGTTCCCTAACCCACTCAACGCCAGTGCGGGTCTTACCAAAACCACGACCAGCATTGATGAACCAAGTGTTCCAACTACCCTCTGGTTCCAGTTGGGCATCTCGTGCCCAGAAGTTCCAGTCATGCTTAAGCTCTTCAACCTTCTGTGGCCCTAGGGCCTCGAAGAGTTCCTTTACCTTAGTGGTAGGTAAGGACCGTAGAGTGTCAGCCGTTATCTTCCTTATCATGGTCGTCCTTACCGAGAAGGGTCATAAGAGTATTAATAGCACTCTCGTCCATATCCTCGTCAATCGCTTCTGTCGTTTCAACCGTCTGAGTTGGCGACCAACCACCCTTACTACGAAGGAAGAGTTCTTGGCTCTTGAATGTAATCCCATCTTTAGGGTCACCGTAGAGAGCTTGGTCAATAACCCGCTTACCTACTGCACCATTAATCCGGGCACGTTCCTTATGAATGAAGTCACCATAAATCTTGTAGAGGGTGCTCAAGGACTTCGGGGCATCCTGTAGATGCTGCATGGAAGCAATCATATCACGGATACCTACACCACCTTCGATGCAGTCTAGGATATGCTTCTCAACTGTTTTGGAATATCTGAGTTGGTTGGAGGCCATTGGTTTAATCCTGACTCTAAAGGATAACGTAAGTTACCTACTTAAGCGGCATTGATATGCCAATAACAAGGATAACTGTAAAGTAGTTACGACAATAATTATATTAAATTCTAGGAGGAGTCCTGTTCAGGTGACACCATAAGGGGTCCACTCTAAGCCCCTAACCATCGGCAAGACGACAATCCTGTTTATCAAAGTGACGTTGCTTGTCTTGGTTGATTAGGAGTTTAGAACTGACCCTATGAGTTCACCATACTTACGTTATAACTTAAGTATCATAACGTATCTGTATTATTATAATCATAATCAGTTTAGATACTATAGTTATAACTTAAGTATCTCTCTCTATATACTATATAGCACCTTATTTTAAGATTTGTCAACCAGAATTTTTCACTTTTTATTACAAAAATGATAAGTGTCTGAACTAAAACGATTCTTTTCCTAAAATTTTTTCTTGACTTGAAGTCAAAACTACAGATTCTGCAACCTGTGTTTGTATGTCGTGTGTAATGACTCGCTTCAACTAGGTGTAATACATCTGCAACAGGTCAAAAGTATTTTCTTCTTTTGGATTCCTTAGGGGTTACCCTACCCCTTCGTATCACCCCGGTATCTTTCGGAGGGTCCCACCTATCCGATTGCCCCCTTAGCTATACCGAATAGGTGTCGTTATATCCGATAGGATAGGGGATACTGTTGCTAAAATGTCACATGGGTAAAGAATCTTGAGGGTTGACAAAAGTTTTTGCTTGACGAGGTGATTCGGTTGGCCGGCAATCTTAAGGTTTGATTCGCCATTCTAAACTAAACCGTTCAGTTCAGTTGCACGACAAAAAAAGAGGGCCAAAGCCCTGACAGTGTTATATTATAACAGACCTCACCACAGCCACAGAGAGGCACCACAGAGGCCTATGAATCGAAAGGGGCACATCCACAGCCTAAGCCATAGACATGCCCCTTTGCGGTCGCTCTCAAATGATGGTGGTGCGTGTCATGGTCACAGCCT